TACAGTAATACTGCAGTAGGTGGCGGTCATGGCGGTTTATCAGCTGCTGCAGGTGCTGCTGGTGGTTCTGGTGGCGGCGGCGGCGAAACTTCTAGCGTTACAGAAAATGGTGGCGCTGCTACTTCAGGGCAAGGTTTTGGCGGTGGCAGTTCTCCCATTTCGACCAGTACTAACGCTGGTGCTGGTGGCGGTGGTTCTGCTGCATCTGGCGGCGGTTCAGTTTTTGTTTTCAGTGGCAGTACTCAAGTAGGTAAAGGTGGTGTTGGCGGTAATGGTACTACCAGTTCAATTACAGGAACACCTGTTGTTTACGCTACAGGTGGTGGCGGTGGTACTCGTTTTACTATAGATGGTGTAGCAGCTACTGGTCCAGGAGCTGGTGGTTCAAGTAGCGTTAATGGCGGTAAAGGCGGTGGTTATACTGGCAGTTATAATCAAGCTGCTACTGCAGGTGCAATAAATACAGGTAGTGGCGGTGGCGGTGGCGGCACATATAGCAACAGTGCTGCAGCTGTAGCAAATTCTGGTGGTTCTGGTATTGTAGTAATATCTTATCCAGGAAGTCAATTATTTACAGGTGGAACTATTACAACTGTTGGTTCGAATACTGTTCATATATTTACAGCTAATGGCACTTTACAATAATTTTTTAGGAAAGTTTAGATGGCAAATCTTAAAGATGGAACAAGAATTTATGGAGCAGCGACCGTCGATACATCTATTACTGTTGGTGGATCGAATGGATCAGTAAATGCCATTACTGGAACATCGATTACTGCATATGGCGCTTTAGGTATATCAAATTCTTCATATGGTGTTGTTGGTTTGTCAAATACCAATTATGCTATGGTTGGAATTGGTGGACAAGGTGGTGGTGCTGGTGGTGGAATTATAGCACAATCAAACACAGGTCTTGGGCTTTCTGTGCAATCAAACACAGGTACGATAGCTACATTTTCCAATGCTACTACTACAATAGCAACAGTAAATACTACAGGTGCTTATGTTACTGGTACTATTAATGCTACATCATATACAGTAGGTACTGCATTTACTGCCAATGCTACTCTTGTTAATACTGCTGCTATAAACGTAACTGGTCAAACTAATACAGCTACTCTTTATGTTACTACATCTGCTAACGTCGGTACTGCAGTTATTGCTAATGCTACTGGTGTGTATACTACTGGTACTGTTAACGCAGCATCTCATACCGTTGCTACTTCTTTTATTGCTAACTCTACTCAGCTTACTATTACAACGCCATTTTCTTCTAATGCTTCAGTTGGTACTGCTGGTCAAGTTTTAGTTTCAAACGGCGCTACTGGTTCTCCTTTTTGGAGTTCTGCTGTTAGATCTGGTACTGCAGTCGCAACAACATCTGGTTCGGCATTTTTATTTACTAATATTCCAAGTTGGGTAAAACGTGTTACTGTAATTTTTAACGGTGTCGGCCAATCAACTTCAGTTAATGGTTTAATTCAAATTGGTTCAGGATCAGTTACATCTAGTGGATATACGAGTTCTTCTGTTTCAACTCAAAGTGGCGCTCAATCATCAGCTGGCGCAACAAGTACAGCAGGATATGTCGTTTGGGATGCTTATAATGCTTCTCCATTTTCAGGTCAAGTAGTTCTATCAAATATTTCTGGTAATACTTGGATTAGCAGTGGTGTATTAGTAAACCAAAGCGATTCTCGAGCAGCATTAAGTTCAGGCACGGTAACGCTTTCTGGTGCATTAGATCGTGTAAATATAACTGGTGTTACTACTCCTACTTTTAATGCAGGATCGATTAATATATTTTACGAATGAGGAAAACATGTCAACTATTCAAGTAGACGTTCAAACAGGAATTGTTATTATTATCAACGATGATGGCAGTAATACTATTATAACAGACACTTCTAATACATTATCATCAAATACTTAACTAAATATCCATAAAAGGATTTATAGATGGCTACTACTTCTAGAGCAGATAAGTTTACTCAAACACAGAAGAAACAGGTTCTGTTCTCAGATTTTCTAGATAACTTTGATAGAGTGCCATTTAATAATCAGTTAGCAAAAGTAACTAATGAAAATGCAGTTCGCCAATCTATAACTAACCTTGTATTAACAAATTATGGCGAAAGATTATTCCAACCGAACGTTGGCGGTAATGTCAATGATTCTCTTTTCGAATTTGCTGATGCTATTACTGCGCAAAATTTAACTTATGATATTAGAACAACAATTCAAAATTTTGAACCAAGAGCAAATTTATTAAATGTTGTTGTATATCCTTCACCTGATAAAAATTCATTCGTTGTAAATATCGTATTTTCTATTATAAATAGTACAACACCAGTAAATATTAATTTAACTGTATCGAGAGCAAGATAAAATGGCTAATAGTTCTTTCAATTTAACATCTCTTGATTTTGATACCCTTAAATCTAATCTACAAACATATCTCCAGTCTCAAACTATTTTCCAAGATTATGATTTTACTGGATCGAATATGAATGTTCTTTTGGACATTCTTTCATATAACACATATTTAAATTCGTTTTACCTTAACATGGTTGCTGCTGAAAGTTTTCTTGATAGCGCACAATTAAGAGATAGTGTTGTATCGCATGCTAAAGAATTAAACTATATTCCATCATCAGCCACTTCAGCTGAAGCCGTTGTTAATTTAACATTTAATACTACAGGCATTACATCTGGCGCATTTGTTATTCCAAAAGGTACTTCGTTTTCTGGAACTAATTCGAATGGTGCATTTACCTTTTCAACCAATACTAATTTAACAGCAATTTCTTCATCAAATACTTTTACGTTTAGTAACGTATCAATTTTTGAAGGAACATATATCAACGAATCATTTATCGTTGATTACACCCAGCCAACCCAAAGATTTATTCTTTCTAATGCAACCGTTGATACTGGAAGTATAGCAGTTACTGTTTCTGAAAATAACGGAAGCAATAACATAATTTACACAGAAGCAAGCAGCCTTTTTGGATTAAACTCCAATTCAACGATATATTTCTTGCAAGCTGCTCAAAATGGTCAATATGAAATTGTATTTGGCGATGGAGTATTTGGTGATTATCCTTTAAATACTTCTGTTATCACAGTAACATATAGAATTACAAAAGGCTCAGCAGGTAGCGGTGTTTCAACATTTTATCTAAACCAAAATTTAGGTACATATAATGGTGGCAGTGCAATTTCTACAGTTACTACCGTTGCTAATAGTTCAAACGGTTCTGATCCAGAAACTATTGAATCGATTCGTTTTAGAGCTCCACGTTCATATCAAGTTCAAGATAGAGCAGTTACAACTAGCGACTATAAAACATTAATTCTTGATAATTTTAATGATGTTGAAGATGTTAACGTATTTGGAGGCGAAACTCTTCCTAATCCAGAATACGGTGTAGTTTATATTTCTCCTTCAACATACAGCGGTGCACCACTCGCTAATCAAAGAAAAGCTGATATATTAACATTCCTTCTATCAAAGAAAATGATCAATATCACAAATAAAATTATTGATCCTAATTATGTTTATATAGTTCCAACGGTTATGGTTAATATTAACTTTACAAATACTTCATTAACACCAGTTGATTTCCAATCTGCTGTATTAGCTAGTATTTCAAATTTCAATATTACATACTTGCAAAAATTTGATACTACGTTTAGATATTCTAAGCTATTAGAAGCAATTGATAATACAGATTCGAATATCGATGGTAACTTAACCTCAATTCAAATTTATAAATTGCTTGAACCTGCTCTTAATGTTGTAGCTTCACCATCAACTTCTTTTGGCAATCAGCTTAATGTAGGTAGCATTACAAGCAGTAATTTTATTTTGATCGATGGAAATACATATCAAATTACTGACGTTAATCCAACTGCTGTTGGTATTACTGGAATATTGTATTTGAAACAAATTACAACAAACAATACCCAAAATTATACAACGGTTGGCACAATTGATTATTTGAGTGGTACGGTTAACATTAAAAATATCACGGTATACAGTTTCTTAGGAGCTCCTGGTATTCAAATATTTGCAACATCAACTTATAATGATATTGTCGGTAATTCGAATAATATCGTAGAAATTGATTTAGGTTCTACTACTGTAACGGTAAATGCTGTATAATGCAAATCTCAAAGATAATATCACCATTAATTGCTTCTCAGTTTCCTGCCTTTTATAAGACACAGGGTTTAACTTTCATTGCATTTATGGAAAGCTATTATCAATGGCTTGAACAGATAGGTCAAGTTACATTCGAAGCTAGATCTATGCTCGAGTATACAGATATTGATACAACTTTACCTCAGTTCATTCAATACTTTAAAGACAAGTATATTCAATCACTCCCAATATCTATTATATCGGATCCTAAGCTATTAGTAAAGCATATTATTGACTTATACAGATCAAAAGGTACAGATAATTCATACAGACTTTTATTTCGTATGCTGTTCAATGAAGATATTGACATTTATGTTCCTGGAAATTATCTTTTTAAATCATCAGATGCAATTTGGACTATTCCAAGATATATTGAAGTAACGAACTTTCCGAATCTACAACAATTAGTTGGATATGAAATTTACAGCAGTTCTGGTGCAACGGCTGTTGTTGAAAGTTATTTTAAAAAAATAGTAAACCAAAAAACAGTAAATATTTTATTCCTATCAAATATCGATGGCACATTCAAATATGATGACCAAATATTTTCGCACCAATTTCCTAATATTAACGTAAGTAACGCACCAATCATAATTGGTTCTCTTTCGGCTGTTGCTGTTACAGGTGGTGGAGCAAATTATAATGTTGGTGATTTATTAACAGTTCAAGGCAGTGGTACTGGTGGCGTTGCACAGGTTGTTACTACTCAAGTAGACAACGGTAAAGTTTCATTTACTCTTGTTAATGGCGGTTATGGATATGGCACTGATGCAGTTGTTACTGTAACAGGCGGATACGGTTCAGGTGCTACGTTTAAAGTTGGTGGTATTACAAATATTCAAATTTTCAACTACAATACTGATATAATTAATAACGTATTTAATACTGTACTTGACATAAGCACCGAAGGTTTTGCAATTAATACTGTATCTTCTACAGGTGCTTTTACTAATAATGAATTGGTAACTGCATCTGCTAATGTTAAACATTTAGACGTTTCATATATTTCTGGCGCTATATCAAATGGCGAATCTATATCAAACACAGCACTTGGTATTTCAGGATTGACAGTTTATAATTCTGATGGATCTATGTTATACATTACAGGTACTGATACTAATTTAAATAATGCTAATGTTGTTCCTGGAACTTATTTGATAAGTAATACAACAGGCTCAGTTGTAAAAGTAAATGCAACTTTTCCTAAAGTTACAGTTACTGGAAATGGTGTTGTTAATTCTGTAGTTTCAAATACTACGTTAGTAACAGTGTTTAATTCTTCTAATACTATTGGTTATTTTATTCCTGGTAGTACTCTTACAGGTCAAAGTTCAGGAAAAACTGCAGTAGTTTCTTATGTTAATAGATTGACAAATTGGAATTATTTTCCAGCTGATCCAGCCGCTACTAATTTAGATACAAAAATAAACAACGCATTTAATATTATTTCGAAACAAATCGGCCAAATAACTTATATCACTGGTGTAAATCCAGGAATTGGTTATTCCGCTAATCCTACAGTTACTGTTATTGAACCATATGTTGCTGATGTTGGTATACCAGATGGGGTTGGTGGTATTTGGGGTAGAGACGCTATTGTTACCGCAGTAGCTGGTGTTTCATCTGGTGTTGTTTCTGCTGTAAAGATAGTTGATTCTGGATTTGGTTATAATCCAGAAGAATATGTAAATTTAGTAAGCACGAATAATGTTTCAACAGTAACAGGTTTTGCTATAGTTGATAAAGATGGCGCTGGTGAAGGTTATTATGAAAATAACAGTGGGTTCACTAGCGATACTATATATCTTCAAGATGATGAATTTTATCAAGTTTATTCATATCAAATTATCGCAACAAGAATGATTGATACGTATGAAAATTTTGTTAGAGATTTGATTCACCCTTCAGGCGTTGCTCTTTATGGTAAATTTTCTGTTGTTAGTGAATTAACAAATCAAGAATCAGCACCAGTATCTTTCTCACTTGTCCAATCAACATCATAAATACAATAAACAATCGTTGGAATTAAAATGGCAGTACTAACTATTCACCAATATCTTGATGCTGTTAATTCGTTTATCACGAACATCACTGCATCGCGAAAAGCATACTTTATGTATTTCGCCAAACCAACACCATGGACTGATGCCAATGGTGCTATTGACGATTCGAATGTTCTTGTAGCAAATGCTTCAGTTTCTCAACACGAATCAGTAATTTATGATGACCTTACTTTTGGTTTGAGAATCGGTAACAATAATATCATTCAAATGATTCCTCGTTATAATTGGTCTAACAATACATACTTTGATAGATATGATCAAAATGATGGTAATCTTTATTCAAAACAATTTTTTGTAATTACTGATAACTATCAAGTTTATAAAGTAATTGACAATAACAATGGTGCCAATTCAACTGTAAAACCATCTCTTACAACACCATATGGCACATTTAACACATCAGACGGATACGTGTGGAAATACATGTATTCTATTAGCACAAATGCTAATACTAATTTTACATCCAACACATATATACCAGTAACACCAAATGCAAACGTAACTTCGAATGCAGTTCCAGGAACCATCGATGTTATTCGTGTTACTGCTGGCGGTAATAATTATCAGTCATATTATTCTGGTTATCTTACATCAGCCATTAACAACCACACTGTTGGTATCGATAGTGGCGCATCGCCATATAATGATTATTATACTGGTTCATCCATGTATCTTAATGCAGGTTTCGGTGCTGGTCAAATTAGCAAAATTACAAAATATGATGGCCTTAATAAATTAGTTACAGTAACACCTGCATTTAACACTTATGCTGTGTTTAATTTATCAGCTCAAACTGGTTCTATTTCTGTCGGTAATATCCTTACTCAAAATATTGACAGCATTGTTTATTATTATAAACAGGGTGTTTTCCAAGTTGGTGATACTATTATTCAAACAGACACAGGCGCGAATGGCACTATCATAACTGCTAATTCTACAGTCCTTCAAGTTGTCCGTAACAGTGGCGCAAATACATTCGCTCTTAACACGCCTATCTATGATGTCACACAAGGAGGCACATTAGAATCAGGCACTGCTACAGTTCAGCCATTCCAAGTATTGAATATTACCTCAAATACAGGTGCATTTGCAAACGGCGAAACAATTTATCAAAGCAATGGTTCGGCTAATGTTGCTAATGGTGTTGTGTTCAGCTCAAATAGTTCTACAATTTATGTTGGTAATTCGACTGGTTCTTGGTCAAATTCTTATCAAGCTAAAGGTTCTACTTCAAGTTCAAATGCTGTTATTAATACAGTATCAACAAGCAATAATGGTTTAAGTTACGTTTATATTTCAACTGGTACAGCGAATACTACTTTTTCAGTAAATAACTTTATTCGTGTTGGTTCAAACGCAAATACTAATATGCGTAGAATTACGGCTGTTAATACAACAGTTGTAACTACAGCAACTCCATTCTCAAATACTCTTGTTGCTAATTCATATTACTTGATGCCTTATGCAGCTGATATTTTATCAACTACATTAACTTCTGCTAATGCTTATATTTCAAATACTAATCTTAATGGTATCAATTTAACTTATAATAACGTAGCTACTATTGGTCAAAATTTTATTATCGGTGAAAAGGTCGATCAAGTAGATATTAACAATATCTATCAGGGAGCTAACGCTATCATATCATATGCTAATTCATCAACACTTATTCTTAGCAATGTTAATGGTACTATTACTCCTGGACTTTTTGTAAGAGGCGAATCATCTTTACAAAAAGCATCTATCGTTTCTCAAATTAGCTATCCTAATATTACAACTACTGCTCCAACTGGAACTTTCGTTCTTGGTCAAACTCTTACTGCTAGAGATTCATCAACATACGCTTCTCTTGGAACTGCTAATTTAATTTCATATTACACAATTCCAAATGCTCTTACTCAGTATATTATTTCGCCAACAGTAACTATTACTGGTGATGGAACGAATGCTGCAGCGTATGCGGTTGTTAATAATGCAACAAATTCTACAAATAATATTCAGCAAATTGTTGTAATCAATCCAGGATCTAATTATTCTAATGCTATGATTACAATTTCAGCCAATACCAATTATGGCAGTGGAGCAAATGCTTCTCCAACTATTTCGCCAGCAACTGGCCATGGTTCAAATACATATTCTGAACTCGGCGCATCATATGTTGGTATAACAGTTAATATTGCTAACGGCTCAACTGAAGGATATATTTTCCCAGTTTATGGTAAATACCGCAAAGTAGGTATTTTAGAAGATCCATTGTACAATGATCTTACAGTAAACCTTAATAATTTTAGCAGAGTAAATTTACAACTTACTAATGTTTCTTCTCCGTTTTCTAATAATGAAAGTGTGTTACAATTAGGTAACATGGAAATGGATAGATTAAACATTTCTTCTAATACTAGTGCATTTATTGTTAAAGAAATAGTTTATCAAAGTAATGGTTCTGCTAATATTGCTACTGGTGCAATTTTTTCGGCCAATAGTACTGCAATTGTTGTAAATCCTACAAATGGATATTTTTCAAACACTTATCAAATTAAAGGTGTTACTTCAGGATCAAACGCTGTAGTAAATAGTATTTCTACCGTAACATCAAACCAACAAACTGTTGGTGTTGGTATGGTTCTTTCATACACAGCTAATGTTGCTAATACTACTCAAGGAACTCTTGTTCTTTATAATGCACAAGGAACTTTTGCAGCAAATATGATGTTTGCTAATGGTGTTCTATCAAATGATAATATTATTGGTATAAATTCTGGTTCTACAGCCAATGTAGCTGCTCAAAATACTGTATATTTTAGTTTGCTCTCAAATGTTGAAATTGTTACAGAAAATACTTCATTATCTACTGCTCAAATTATCGCATTGAATACTAATACTCAAATTGCTCTTTCAAATGTTGAAGGCACATTTACTTCTAATAGTTATATTACAGATAATGCAAGTGGCGCTCAGGCTAATGTCGTTTCTCTTTATGGTTCTAATAATACTATTAATGTCACAAATATATTTGGTCAGTATTTTAACCAAACATTAAGAATGCCATTAACTTCAAACTCAGCACCATTCCAACAATTTGAAGTATTAACACAAGTAAGCACAAATGCTTACGGTACTATTATTTCAACAAATAATGATGTTGATATTGTGTATACTGGAGCAAATGGAACATTTAATGTTGGTGATATTATCTCAAGCCAAAATGCAAGTTCAAATGGTACAGGTATTGTTACATTCGCAAATAGCACATATTTAAGAGTTACTGCAAAGAATAAATCATTTTCTAATGGAGATATCTTTAAAAATCTCCTAAATACAGGTGCAACTATAGCTAATGTTTATACTGTTTTAGTGTTAAATAATATTAGTGGCCCAAATAAATTCCAAAGTGGATTATTATCTGCTAATATGGTTGGTTCTAATTCTGGAGCAATAGGATTAAATACAGTTAATAACAGTATTGTTTATCCTGATCTTGTAAGACTTTCTGGTGATGTTATCTATCTAGAAAATTTTGCACCAGTTACTTTATCGAATACTTCTAGTGAAGTTGTTAAAATAGTTATTCAGTTCTAATACAGAGGAAAATATGACTCTACAAATTGATCTATCTCAGTCACCTTATTTTGACGATTTTGATGCAAATTCAAATTATTATCAAATTTTATATCGTCCAGGTGTTGCTGTTCAGACAAGAGAACTCAATGTTATGCAGTCGATCCTTCAAGATCAGATTAGCAAATTTGGCAGAAATTTAATTAAAGATGGATCAGTAACTGAAGGTTGCGCTTTTACGTTTGATAACAATTATCAATTTGTAAAAATTAATGATAACTATGCAAATGGCACAGCATTTACAATTAGTAATTTCGTTGGTAATATTATTTACAACAATAATGGCCTTAAAGCATCTATCGTTAATGCGGTTCAAGGTTTCCAATCACAAGATCCATATCTTAATACTCTTTATGTTAAATATCTTAACACTGCAGTATATTCAAATGGTTCGCCACAATCTACATTTAATGCTAATGATACGCTCGTAATCGCAACTACAGCAAATGTTGCGATCGGCAATGTAACAGCTGCTACTTCTGCTAATGGCGTTACTGGCGTAGGCTACGCATTTACAACAACAAATGGTACAATTTTCAAAGACGGTTATTTTATCAACGTATTACCGCAAACTATTGTAGTCGATGCATTTAATAATGCTCCTGACAATATTTCAGTTGGTTTTGAAGCAATCGAAAATATCATTACTCCAGAAGCAAATTCTGCTCTTTATGATAATGCTTCGGGTTCTCCGAATTATCTTGCTCCTGGCGCACACAGACTTCAACTTATCCCAACTCTTGTTACTCGTCAAACAAATGCAATTTCAAACACCACATCGTTTTTCTCGCTTTGTGATTTCGTTGCAGGATATCCAGTTTCAATTAAAAATAATACTCAGTTCGCTTCTATCGAAGATGAAATGGCTCGCCGTACATATGAAACAAATGGCAATTTTATTGTTACTCCATTCGTTCTTTCTACTAAACCAAGAGTTGAAACTAATACAGCAAGTAATTCAACATATTCAAATACAACTTATCTTAGCTTAGTTTCTTCAGCTGGTGAAGGTTATGTTGAAGGTTATAATGTAGATTTCTTAAACAATAATATTACATCATTAAGAAAAGCAACTGATCTTGCCCCTTCAACTGGTGCGGTTGTTACTACTAATTATGGTTATTATATTACCGTTCAAGAATATGTTGGTGATTTCCAAACAAATAAATTACAACAAATTCAATTACACAGTGTAGCAAAACATGCTATTTCTTCTGATTCTTTCCTTGGTGTCAATTATTCGGCAACAACACAAATTGGAACTGCGTATATCAGAGGCGTAGAATTTAATTCTGGTACTGCTGGTACTCCAACTGGACAATATATTGTTTATCTATTCAATGTTCAAATGTATCCAGGATGGAATTTCAGCAGTGTAAAAAGTATTATCAATTATAATTCAAGCAGCCTTAATGGTGTTGCAGATATTGTATTATCATTAAGCAATACAGCTGTTATACAGCAATCTAATTTTAATTCAATGATTTTCCCATTTGGTCAAAAAGCTCTTTCTACGAATGGCTTTACTAACCAACAATATGTTTATCGTCGTGCTAATACTTCTACATTTAATACTTCAGGTGTTATGACAGTTTCTCTTGGAACACCAAAAGGCTCAGCAACTGAAATATTCGAAAATGAAGGTACTGAAACTGGTATAGCAACTGCATCATTTATTATTATCCCAACTACTAATGGTACTACTGCAAATAAAAATGGCAATGTATCTGTAACAGCTTCACAATCAAATGTTGTTGCGAATGGTTCAACTGCATTCCTTACTGATTATTCAGTTGGTGATTTTATTGATGTTAATAATCAAATTAGACAAATTACTGCTATCACAAATAATACATTGATGACAGTTTCTAATACATTTAATACTACAAATACAAATAGCAATCATTATAAAATATTTCCAGCTGGCGTTCCACTTGACTTTACTAAAATGGTTGGTGCGAATACTAGAAATATCATTTCAACAAGTGGATCTGCTACGTTTAATCTTGGTGAAAATCTTACTGGAACTATGGGCGCGAATGTATACTATGATGTTCTCAGAGAAGCTACTGTTCCTGTACAAAAAATATTAAATCCACATGTTTATGTTGCTATTAATTGCGCAAGCCATCCAGCTGGTTCAACTGGACCATGGTCATTAGGTCTTCCTGATGTATTCAGCATTAATGCTATTTACGTCAATAATGGTACATTTAGTAATACTGTTTCTAACAGCCTTGGATCATTCGCATTCGATAATGGTCAAAGAGATAATTATTATGGTCTTGCGCAAATTTCTGCAATTGGAAATAGCTTAAATGCAAATTCTAGAATACTTGTTGATCTTAATGCATTTACATACAACCAGTCTCAGGGTGTTGGTTTCTTTAATGCTAATTCATATCCTATCGATGACGTTAATACTTCAAATGCATATGCTATTCAAACTCAACTTATTCCACAATATTATTCAACTTCTGGAATAATATATGATTTGAGAGATAGTATCGATTTCCGCCCTTGGGCAAATAATACTGCTAATGCATCAGCAAACTCAACAAACTGGACAACTGTTGCAACAGTTAATCCTTCTGCTGTGTTAACATATTATATCGATCCATCTTATGGTTCATTTGTTCCAACGCCAGATACAAATTATCAAGCAAATATTCAATCATATTATGCTCGTACTGATATTGCAGCAATTACTACTTCTGGACAATTTAGAGTATTCGAAGGAAAACCATCGATTAATCCAGTTGCACCACCAGAACCAAATGGTGTAATGACTCTTGGTATTGTTAATGTTCCTCCATATCCTTCATTATCTACACCAGAAGCAAAAATTGCTGGAAGATATGATTATGCTGTTACTACTACAATTACACAGCAAAAACGCTATACCATGAAAGATATTGGTGGTATCGCCAAGCAAATTAATAACCTTCAATATTATACTTCATTATCATTGCTTGAACAATCAGCAACCAATCTTCTTGTTCGTTCTGGTACTACTGGCCAAAATCGATTCCAAAATGGTATCCTTGTAGATTCGTTTTCTGATCACAGCATTGGTAATACTTTAGATCCAACATATAACATTGCAATTGATTCTAGTGCTGGAAATATGAGACCAGCATTTGCTCAAATGTCTAGACCTATTAGTTATAATGCTAATGCTAGTTCTAATACTGTAAAAGTTGGCAAATATGTAATGCTTAATTACAATGAAAGCCCATATCTTTCACAGCCTTATGCTTCAAAATACAGAAATGCAATTGAAGGAAATATCTATAATTGGAATGGTACTATTACATTTAACCCATCAGGTGCTACTTCTCCTGATTTAACAACTTCTCCAGATGTTACTACTAATCTTGATCTTTCTTCGAATTGGGTAAATATAGCTTCTGCATTCGGAACATCATGGAGCAATTGGGCGGTTATACAAGCACCTGTTGGGAATGTTGCTAATACAAAAATGAGCACAAATCCTTCTTCTGGTGATAAAGACGATAAATCAGGAACAGTTACTACAACTTATTCTAGAACTGGTACGAGCTATGCAGCTAACGTAAGTACTACGAATTATAATCTTGGAACTTTTGTAACTGATGTTTCTATTCTTCCATACGTGCAACCAATTATAACAAAACTTACTGCTACTGGTTTGAAACCAAATACACGTGTTTATGGTTTTGTAAACAACGTTGATATCAATCCATTCCTTTTACCAGCTACAGCTTTTTATTCAGTTTCTGGTAAAAATGTAGGTTCTGCGTTATATAAACAATTTGGTCAGGGTGTTGGTCCTACGGATACAGTACCAACTGTAGCATCAGATGTTTTATTCCAACCAGCAAATAATAGCGTTGTTTATGGTTCGCCTTTATATTCAGATTCTACTGGTACTGTGCGCGCATATTTTAGCATACCAGCAAATACGTTTACTGCGACTACTTTAAATGTTAGTTTAGTTGATGTACCAAATATTATAACTGGTGCTAATGCTATTACAACTCAGGCTATTGGAACTTTCTACGGTACAAATATTTCTATCTCGAAAGGATCATCTATTCTTTCTGCACAACAAGCTACTTTCAATCTTAGCCAAGTAACTCAAACACAAAATGTTGTTACTCAACAACATAC